TTTTATACAGCGGATGAGCATGAGAAAGGCCGAGAGGTAGCTATAAATAACCCCAGCACTGGCGAGCCGTCAGATGTGGTGTTTATAGTTAGGGGGCCAGACTCAAAGACTTTTAGGAAAGCGATACTAAAGTCTAATCGAGCAAATCTTGAGGTTGACGATGCAGATAGCATGACGAACCTGTTGGTCGCAGTGACGATAGGTTGGAAGGGCTTGAAGCAAGGAAGTGGTAAGGACGCGAAAGACGTTCCTTTCTCTCCTGAAGCAGCTAGAAAGATTTACGATCAATCGCCTGATGTAGCAACTCAGGTTATGACTTTTGTTAGCCAGCGCCAAAATTTTACCAAGGGCTAACTGACGAAATCTTTACGTATGCACAGTGGCAGTTTTGGGCCTCTGGTTACGATAAAGACTCCAACGTTAGCCGTATTGAAAACTTGAGGCAAGTCGAGAAGACACTGGGACGCAAGCCTAAAGAATTGCAAGCCGCGCCTGTTTTACGGGACGAGCTTGCTTACCTTTGGTTGATGTTTGTTCGGTTGAAGAACGCGTCTGGAGAGGCAATAAGCTACACTCATATAAAAGATTATATGTCCATATTTGGGGAGCTAACGCTTTTTGAGATAGAAACAATCGTCGAATTAGACCAAGCCCAAAGGGTAGAGGCAAATAAGAATGGCTGACGCAAATTTAGACATAAGAGTCACCTCTAAGGGTATCAAAGAAGCACATCTCGCGCTTCAGAAGCTAGGCATCAATGCGGACAAAGCCGAAGACGCGGTTAGACAGTACAAAGACGAAACCAAGAAAAGCACTACCGCTCAGAAGCAGTACGCAACCCAGCAGGCCAAAACTAACGTAGCAGTTAGCCAAGCAGCCAAAGTTCACAAAGAGGCTAGAGGCGGCTTTCGCGCAATGCGAGGAGCTACTCAGCAAGTATCCTTTCAACTTCAAGATATCGCAGTCCAGGCTCAATCAGGAACCGCTGGTTTAACTATTTTGGCCCAACAGGGACCGCAGCTCCTTTCAGTGTTTGGCCCCGCCGGTGCCGTTGCTGGTGCTTTTGTTGCCTTTGGCGCATTGATTGCCGGTGTGCTGTTGCCCGGCTTAATGGATAGCGAAGAAAAGGTTGACAACTTAGGTGAAGCTCTCGACCGCTTGAAAGCGGCAACAGACAGAACAAAAGGCGGCGTTCTAGCTCTTAGTCAAGAATTTGCCACTTTAGCGAGAGAGTCAGGCGCACTAGCAGAGCTTGAGCTGGCTTTAGATGCAAGCAAGATCGAGAAAGGGCTTGATCAGGCAATAGAAAAGATTGAAGAAGGTTTTAACTTTCCTTTAGAAATACAGTCAAGGTTATTCCAAGACTATCAAGACAAGATCAACGGGGTAAGCAAGTCTGTCAATGACTTCAGCACTATAAGCCTTGCGGGAAGTAAAAAAATAAGTGCGTTCGGTAGAAGTATAGGCTTAACAGCTCGGGAAGCTAGTGATCTTGGTTTAGCTTTTGGCAAGTTTAAGGAGCAAAGGACTCCTGAGCTATTTGACGAATTACAAGCAACATTCAAGAGGTTGAGAGGGGAAACCACAAATACAGAGGCTTACGACAAACTAGCAGATATTTTTGTCAATCAAGCAAGGAGTATCCGGGCAGGGACTAAAGCCTTAGAGGATAACGCAGCCGTTACGGCGATGATACAAGAAGGAACTTTAAAGACCGTATCTCAACTTGAGGCTGAAGAAAAAGCAAGGAAGAACCTTTCTGCTGCTGCACAAGCAGAACTCGACGCTAGAGACAAGTTGGCTAATCAAAATCGAAAGGGCTTGACTGCCACTTTAGATAGAGAAGTTAAAGAGACAGAAAACGCGGAAAGGGAAAAAGCTGAGTTAGTAGAGCGAACTCAAAAAATATTATCCACCTTGTACAGCGAGACCAGCCCTGCTGTGTTGTCCTTTGCACGACAGCAGCAGACCATTCTAGCTATATTAAAAGAATCCCACGCAAAAGGCGCGATGGAAGAAGAAGCGTTTATTGCAGCCAAAAAACGAATTAGAGAAGATTACGTTGCTTTTGTGCAAGAGCAAGAGGAAAAAGCAGAGCTAATAGAGGCTCAGAGACAGGCTAGGGAATTGCAGAGAGCAGCAGATCTGGCTTATGAGAAGATGTCTCTTGTAGAGAAGTGGATGCTTAGTACGCAGGAAGCTATCAAGAATGTAGACGCCATGTACATGATGATGGCGGTAAACCTAGAGTCTAGTATAGCAACCGCTTTTGAGGGAATACTTACAGGCACCATGACCGTTAAGGAAGCCTTCGTAGACTTCACAAAAAGTATGCTGCAATCATTCTTGACCATGATCGCTCAAATGGCGGCAAAGCGGTTGGCCTTGTTCGCTGTCGAAAAGCTAATTGGCAAGACTACAGCAGCAAGTGCCGCAACTTATATGGGGCTAAATGCAGCAGCAATGAGTATGCAAGCCGGGCTAAATGCCTTCGCTAGTACAGCCGCGATCCCCGTCGTAGGCCCAGCAGCAGCACCCGCAGCGATGGCAACTGCAATAGGTATTACTGCTCCGTTAGCATCAGCGGTTTCAGCCTTGAGCACCTCAGCGGCGGCAGCAAGAGCAACTGGCGGCCAGGTTAGAGGCGGGCAATCATACTTAGTCGGTGAGCGAGGCCCAGAGCTGTTGACTATGGGAGGCTCAGGTCGTATATCGAGCAACGATCAACTCAAGAATGCAGTTGGAGGAGGCGGAGGCATAACGATTGTAAATAACGTAGACGCTAGAGGTGCGGATGCGAGCGTAGATGTTAAGATAAGAAAGGCAATGCAAGAGACAGCGGCCACCACTATCGAAACAATACGCGACTTATCAAGAAGGCGTAGATTTATATGAGCACTTTCGCATTTGCAACAGATGTTCCAAACGTATTGCCCAGCACATCGGCTTGGGAGCTAGTAAGCAACTCTAGGATGTTCCGTAGCCCGTTGACCAATGCCATACAAACAGCGGCCAGAAAAGGTTCTCACTGGAAAATATCTTTATCCTTCGATAATTTGTCGGGTGAAGATCGAGCAAATTTACAGGCATTTCTTACTAAGCTGGAAGGTCAAGAACATAGATTCAGTATCATAGACCATTCCTTTGTTCGCAGGGGTTCTGGTGCCGATACCGGGCTAGTGACGGCTGCAAGTTCAGGAAATACTTTAAATTTTACGCGGTCTGCGACTAGCTCTATTAGCATAAACAAAGGCGACTACATAAGCGCAAACGGCCAGTTGTTTATGTGTACAACTGCAATGGCTGCGACTACGGCGACTTCGGGGCTTAGCGTAGGCGTTTCTCCAGCGGTAAGGAATTCATCAGTTGGAGCGGCGGTGGATTTAGATACCCCCTCAGGTGTTTTTATGCTGACTTCGAGCGCAAGCTGGGACACCAAGCCGGGGTTATTTTCTAGCTTCAGTATTGACGCAATAGAGGATGTCTTAGCAACATGAGCAGAGATTTAGCCAGCAACACGGCGATAAAATACGCATCAACGAATGTATTTCCGATTACATTTGTGAAGCTGGAGTTTTTACCGACTACCGCTCAGCCTACTGCCGGTGTCGGTACTATTAGACTACACAACGGACTGGGGACTTACACTTGGGATGATGGGTCTGGGAGTCAGAGCTGGCTTGGGACGGGCGATTTAGGACAGATAAGCAAGATACAAGAAGGCGAAGAAGTCAGCCCTTATGGCATCCAGCTAACCCTATCGGGCTTAGATCCTGACTTGGTTGGAGAGGCTATTAAAGAAACCTACTATCAGCGCCCAGTTACTTTGTATGTTGGTGCGTTAAACGATAGCGACCAGCTAGTAGCAACGCCAGACGTAATGTGGACTGGGTTTATGGACCTAATGTCGGCAAGCGTTGGAGCTGAAGGCGGAGATTCGCTAGTATTGAATTGTGAGAGCGAGCTTGCAATGTTTGAGCGATCTCGCAATTTGTTGTTCACAAACTCATCTCAGCAAGTCATTAGTAGTGGCGACACATTCTTCAATCAACTTCAAGATATGGAAGACCTTACTTTGTCCTGGGGAAATAAAGGCTCTCGAATTGCAGGGAGAACTCCGGGATTTGATAGCGCACCTTTTGACGATATTGATTTAGAAAACCTAGACCTAAATAGAAAGTAATGAATATTGTTGCCAACAAACTTTTATCTTCCCTAAACTCTTGGGAGAAAGGCGATTTTGAATACGGCACAACCGATTGCTGCCAATTTGCTTCCCATGTTGTCAAAGAGATAACCGGCGAAGATCACGCATCTAAGTTTGAGTATGGATCAGAAGCAGAAGCTCAAAGAATTATAGAAGAACACAACGGGTTAGTGGGCTTGATATCAAGTCTACTTGGAGAGCCTAAAAAGGCGGAGAAAGATGGGGATGTTTGCGTTTTATTTATCCCGTCTATTGGCGAGCTGTTAGGCGTTCGGTACAACGGCAATGTGGTTTGCATAACCGAGAAAGGCTTAAAGGCTGTTGAATATAAATATGTAATAGCGGAGTGGGCGATATGCCACCAGTAATAGCTGCCATACAAGCAATAGGTGCTTTAATTCCCGGAATAGCGGCGGCAACAACAGCGGCTACCGTGGCTGGGACTTTGATAATAGCAAGTGCCGCTATGGCTATTAGATCTTTAATACCCAAAGTAGACATGGGCGTTGTTGATACTGACCGATCAAGACAGACCACAGTACGAAGCACCATTGAGCCTAGAAAGTTAGTTTACGGCGAGACAATGATCAGTGGTGTGGTTTCTTTCGCGCAAGTCGATGGGGCTAACAACAAGAATCTGCATCAAGTTATTGCTATTGCTGGTCACAAATTAACCTCTATAGATAAGATATTTTTTGATGATTACTCAATTGACCTGTCGACGCAAGTTGACGGCAATGGTGACGTTACTTCTGGCAAGTTTGCAAAGAAGACAAACGAGTCTGGCACTCTTGAGACGATGGTTCATATCGAAACGCGAGACGGGTCTTTGTCTCAAACAGCATATTCCAATTTAGTTACCGCGTTTGCTGGCACTGGGGCTAATTCAGGGAAAGGATACGAGACTACTCATAAAGGCAATAGTGTAGCAAGTATTTACACGAGATGGACCATCCACGAGGGTTCGGCGGAGACTTGGGACGAAGTTGGCGGCATCCAAAACATTAAGGCAGTAGTCAAAGGGAAGGCTGTTTATGACCCTCGATTGGATGTAGCGGCGGGCAATGATGCTGGCGACAACCCTACTACAGCAGCTTATATAAAATATTCAGACGGAGCTACAACGGCGACGCATCAAAGAGACTTGCAAGGGCAGAACCCAGCCTTGATGCTTGCTGATTACTTAATGGATTCTACGTTTGGGCTTGGGCTTCCTGCAAGCAAGATAGATTGGCCTGCGGTTGTTACTGCGGCAGATGCTTGTGACTTCTTAGTTCCCATCCCAGTCAGTCAGACTCAAAAACGCTTCTTTGGGTCTGGGGTCATCTTTGGGTCAGATAATCACCGAAAGTCTATCTCTAAAATACTTAGTGGGATGAACGGCGACCTGATTTACTCTCAGGGCAAATACATTATTAAGGCAGGAGTCCATCAAGCCGCAACTGCTGATCTTGCATTTACTGAAGACGATATCGCTGGTGAATTTACGGTCAAGACTTCAATCCCTAGAGCAGACCGATTCAACACGATTAAGGGCATGTTTATAGACCCAGAATCAAACTACAAGATGACTGAGTTTTCGCCTAGAACGGTTTCAGGAGCTGTAGCTAGAGACAATGGCGAGGTCTTAGAAGAAGAAATTAAGCTAACGTTTACGTCCGACAGGTACGTTGCACAAAGGCTGGCAATTAAAAAGGTCAATCAATCGTTCTTGCAGACTACTTTAAGTTTGCCTGTCAACCTAAAAGGTATGAAGGTCGCAGTTGGTGATCGCATTACGCTTGCGCTGAATGACTTCGCTACGATTGACGCTGATTGGAATCCAAGCAAAGAGTTTAAAGTTGTTGGCTGGTCGTTTTCTGAAAGTGGGAATGGCGCGATCGACCTAAGCCTTATTGAAGATGATTCCGCACGATACGCTGACCCAGCAGAGGGCGAATACAACCAGATATCTAACACTGGCGTTATCACTACTTCCCTAGCTGACGTTCCACTCCCTACTGGATTTACCGCAACGGCTGGATACAACTCGGTCAATCTTGCCTGGACAAATCCAACTAACACTGGCGCTTGGGAGCAGATTTGGATTTATGCGAGCGATACGACAACGCCTCCAGCAACGCCAATCGAGAAGTTCAGAGGAACCAGCTTTACGCATCAAATCGCTGGCGGGACGGTTAAGTATTATTGGATTCAGGCAGTAAAGTATCCTTTAGGCGCAACTCCTGCGGCTGGAGCTACCAATACCGCCAAATCCGCATTAGTCCCGTTTGGTTCGCCTACAGCAGTCACTGCATTAAAGATTGCCAACGCGGTCATGGCTTCAGACTCAATAGACACTGCTCAGATTATAGATGACGCAGTTGGGTCTGCCCAAATAGCCCAAACACTTCAATCCGATAACTACAGCGTACAGAATCAAACCGGCTGGGAAATAACCAAGTCAGGAGATGCCACTTTTAACAACGCGGTAGTGCGCGGCAACATAAGCGCCACTACTGGTAGTGTCGGCGGATTTACAATCAGCTCTACCGACTTAATCGCTGGTGACGGCGCAACAAGGGTCTCGTTATCGACAGATGACGGAATTAGTCTAGGTAATAACACTTTTGCAAGCGCGCCTTTTAGGGTAACAAGAGCTGGCGCATTAACCGCAACAGGTGCAACGATAACCGGCGCAATCACAGCAACATCAGGAACATTTACCGGAACTGTAAACGCATCCGCTGGAGCATTTACGGGTGACGTTAGCACTGATTCCAAGTTTATTGCTGGATCTGGCGCGACATCTGCAACGATGGATGGTGGCGATCAGAATTATAAATTTTACGCTGGCGCTGCTACTGCTGGGGCGTCTCCTTTCAAGGTTGATGCCAGCGGGACTGTTACCGCTGACCGAATAGTAATAACTCGGCCAAATGATCCGAGCGCGGTTATCTTTGATTCAGCGCAAGATGGCTTGGTCGGGGTAGGATTAGCTAGTCTAGCGTCAGGATCGGACACAGCGGTGGCACAAGTAGCAGACGAGCTGACCAGTAACACTGATTACGCCAGAACGATTTTATCTGCAACGCAAAGTCTAACTATTAAAACTTTGTTTCCGTTGGGGTATTTACCTTTTGCCATCAACAGCGCGGAAGATTTCCCCGACAGCATAACGCTGACTTTACAAGTCGCCAATATTAATGGTGGGGTCGTTGGAACTTTTGCTAATGTTTCTTTAGGTAGCAAAACATTTACACGCAGAACCTTATCTGGGGCTGCATCAGACGATAATTATTATTCTGTTTACGCATCTGGGACTGGCTGGTATGCAGGCGATAAAGATGCAATAGATAGCCAATTTAATCTTGTAATGAGCAAAACTTTTGTCAGTACTCCGGGCGATAGAGCTTATCGCGTGCAAGTTAGTTACGTTGCAGGATCTGGTTCCAGCACAGCAAATCCTAGTTCGTCATCAAGCCGCACACTTTATTTCAATAGCAGCAGCCAATACTTCACAATTGATAGCAGTAACGTTATAAGGGATCAGGCGGCAGGAAGTTTGCTTACTGGTGATGTTATCCTGACCGCATCAAGCGGAAGCAGATCTATTAGCTGGAGAGATTCAGACACTCAAGACGAAACATTTACAATTGAAGCCAAGCCCGATATTAATGAAAGCGGCTCTAATACACTAAATATAAAGTACAATAATGGCACCTCACAACCCTTCGCGTTTGTTGGAGACAACGGCAATTTTCTCGCCTCTGGATCTATATATGCTGACGGCGCAGCGTCAAATTCTACGCAGTGGAAAACCGGATATGACTATTCGCAGATAGGTCACTTGCCTTTGACTGGCGGGACTATCAGTCAAAACTTAACTATCACCGGCGACCTAACGGTAAACGGCACTACTACCACGGTCAATACTGACAACCTAACGGTAAAAGACAACAACATAACCCTGAACTATTCCACGGGTGATTCATCCAGCACCGCTAACGATGCGGGTATCACTATCCAAGACGCGGTTTCTGCTACGGCTGATGCCTCTATTTTATGGAAGACTGCGAGCGATTCTTTTGAGTTTAGCCACAACGCTAATATCCCAAAGACTTACTTGAAGGCAACAGACCAAGATGCTGAATCTGGGACTTGGACTTCAAGCACTACAGGAGCGTCGTGGGGGACCATAAAACTTGCCGCAGGATATTCTTATACCTATAACGCTGGGGCATACAAGCAGTACAACATCCCTGCTGGAGCTGACACTTGTTATATGTCACTCCTAAAATGGTCTGATGGGGGTTACGTTGATGTTCATGCGATACAAGCTGACGGCGATTTAGTATTTCTCGGCAGGATAAGCACAGGGCAGTCAGTAGAAACTAGCAATGAGGGAGATCCCGCTGAACACGATGGGCAGGCGATTGTTAAAATAGGAACTGGGTTAAGTAGCTTTAGTTCCATAAGAATTACAAATAAACGTGGCTCATTTTACTTTACAGGATTGGCATTCTCTACACAGGAATTAGACAACTTTGATTCAGGGATGATCGCGGCTGAAACCCTTCATTCTGGTGTGCTGTCCAATGTAACAAATACAAACTGGGACGCTGCTTATACCTACTCTCAAGTAGGCCATCTGCCTCTGGCTGGCGGAACGCTTACAGGCGGCTTATCAGGAACAACAGGCACTTTTTCAGGCGCTATAACTGCTACTAACTTGGACATTAATAAGAACGTAACCACAACATCGGCTAATGGGGCTTTTGATGTTAGCAAATCTTTGCTTGGCAACATTCACATAACAAATGGCGCTGGCGCTTCTGGGTCTCCAAAAGAAGCCGCTATTACCTTTCAAGGAGGTAGTGCTAATGAAGCGCAAGCAGGGATTTATGTTGTAAATGACAATTCTACTGGGACGCACATGGCGCTCGCAACTACCAACAGCTATGCCGCTGGGCCTCAGATAGCCATTAACATAACAAATGCAGGCGTGGTTAATTTCCCGCGAGGCAGACCAACATACAACGGCAACGGTCTATGGGCTAGCTCAGATTTTAGCAGTACGCAAATTACTCAATGGGATACAGCTTACAGCTACTCCCAAGTAGGCCACTTACCTTTAACGGGCGGAACGCTCACAGGCAACTTAGCAGTAAACCCTAGTAGTACTGTTGCCCAGATAAATGTTGGAGATAGCTCTCAAACCGATTATACAAATTTACTCCTACATGCGGCGGATGGTACTGGAACTCAGAATGGTCAAATGTTCAAAGCATCTGACACCTACACAAACTGGGGCGGCGCTGATTCTCTCAACATCTATAATTCAAAAGGAACTATAAACTTTCACCCAGCAGGTCAACAAGATAGGTTTGTCGTAGAATCTGGCCGAGTTTATACGAAGAACGCTTATCTGTTAGTCGGTAATAATGGAACGACCAACTCTTATGCCACTGTGGCAACGGGTAGGATTTATTTCGGTGGATTAAACACCTCTTACCCTGACGCGTACTCAATCGGGGTAGGAGTAAAAGAGGATGTTGGCGGGGATTACACGAAGCTAGATATTCAGTGGCACACCGGAATTAGGATAGGTGCAAATGAAACTTACGGCGGAACTCGCTTCTACAATGACGCAATGGCTGATAATACGCCGGGTGTTAAAATATTTTCGGTAGGCGAACTTGATAACAACGTAAGGGTTTATTACGGCCTTAACGTGTCTGGCCAGACCAACCTGACTGATAAATTAGATGTAAACAAAGCCTCAGCTGATTCAATTATAGACATCAGGGGGAATGGCAATTTTGATTCGGTTCTCAACCTAAGATCTGATCAAGGCGCAATTACGACTGAAGGATTTCAAATTTGGTATGACAATAATGTGGGCGATGTCCATTTGCATACCACTTATCCCAACGATGCAGCGGCTATTCGTTTCCACACTGCAACAGGAACTGACAAGGCGACAAATAACGAACGCTTTACGATTAATGGAAACGGATTAATTAATATCGTTAGCGGCAACTTGGCGATGGGTGGCCAAGCAGTAATATCCCCTGCTCGCCAAATATACGCAAAGACAGGTACTCAAGTTGGAGAAGATGGGACGTATGGCGGATACGGGGTTATTGGCTTTGGCGGCATAACCAATGGTTACAACCGAGTGTTTGGCAGAGATGACAACGGTGACGGATTATTTCTTGCCTCTGCAACAGGTAGAGGCGTTTATGTTAGGACTAATGGCGCTGGCTCAGATACGTTTGGCTTTACTTCCGCAGGCGCTTTTCAAGTTGGCGGCACCACAGTAATAGACTCCAGCCGTAACCTTTCCAACATCGGGACAATTAACGGCACAAACTTAGATCAACCGTCTCTGCAATTAGTCGGCAGTGCATACGCAACCCTCAATGGCGCAAAAAGCCAATTCGGTAAAGGTGCGGCTGCCGGATCAAGTCAATGGGACACGCACGTTTATAGCACAACAGGCTATAAGTCTGGCGTAAAGATGGAATACTCTCCTGCTACGCTGCTAGAACACATGGCGGGAATCAGTACAAATCCTAGTGCCAGCGCGAGCTACACCAATATAAATTATGCTTGGTATGTAGCCGGTAGTACTTTATATATATACGAAAGCGGTACAAGCCGAGGGGCTTTTGGAACTGTTGCTATTGGCGATAAGCTGTCAATTATTTATGACAACACAAACGCTTACTACTATCACAACAACGTCCTTAAGCGAACTGTAGCGGTAGGTGCGAACGTAACTTTTCATTTTGATACGGCATTACTTATCATAAATGTCGCTCAATACAATTACTACGCTATCTTTGAGCCGTTCACTGCAAGATACGAATATCCAGCGTTAAAAATTAGCGCAACTTCTGGCAGTCCTTTTGAAGTGCTGTCAAGTAGCGCCATCCTTGCCGGTATCAAGATCGGGAATGCAACGCAAACGTCTTATTCTTCTTTGATTTTGACAGCCGAAGGCGGCAACACAGAGATATTTAAAGGTAGCTCCACATATACAAACTGGGGTGGAGCAAACTCACTAAATTTATATACCTCAAGCGGGCTTATTGCCTTTCATCCTTCTGGGAATAGCAGCGTGTTCCGCGTTCTACCTGAAGGGATTGATACGGCAGCAAATAAAACCTTTGTTATTAATGGAGCGGTTAGCCCTCAAACGATAAACACAGGAACTCATTCTTTAGTTATAAAGAACTCAGGGAGCAATACCGCTGGCGGGTTAGTTTTAAGATCCGCAAATGATACACATTTAATGCAACTTTACGGTGCCAACGGCTCAGACTTTGGATTCCTTGAAAGTGCTTGGGGCTCTTGGGATCTAAGGAAAACGCGTACAGGTAATTTATACCTTAATAACAGCAGCACTTGGTATCTCAATACAACCGGCAACTCAGCTTTCGCAGGTGCTACTTATGGCGGGTTGTCCATTGGAGAAGCGCCGGTTAACTACGCAAGTTGGGATAGGCAGCTAACTTTAAACGGCACTGGCCACGCTAGGATGCACGTCAAGACTACTGCCGGTATACAGATGGGCATGTACGCTCACGATACTTGGCTAAACAGTGGCGGCGGTTATTTGGGTACATACACTAATAATAACGTCACGTTTATAATCAACGCTGCGTCTGCTGGATACATAGACACTTCCAAAAGATTTACTTGGCAGCATGCAATGCTCATTGGCGGTGAGTGGACAAACAACTCCTATAACGCGGTATCTTCTACCTCACTGGCTTTTGGCGGCGGCAATGACCTAAACAATTACTCCATTGGCACCTCAATGGAAAACGTTGGCGGAAATTACACCAAGCTAAATATCAAATGGCATACAGGCATCAGGTTCTTCGTTCTGCCTAATTACGGTGGCGTGCGTTTCTTTTCTGACGCAGCGATGTCCACCGAATTAATGTCTATCGGCAATTTGGATAGTGGAGTCAGGATTACCGGAAGACTTCACGCAAACGGCGGATTAAGCCAAGACGGTCACACACTAATAAACGGAACTGACACTTGGTATCGGACCAACAACAATGACGGGATATATTTCTCTGCCTACACTGGCGGCGTCCACATGGAGGACAGCACTTGGGTCAGAACGTACAACAACAAAAGACTATATGTTGGCGGCGGTTCTGCGGAGATAGCAACCACTGGGAACGTGACTGCATATTATTCAGATATGCGTCTAAAGACTAAGACAGCGGATATTGATAACGCTTTAGAGAAAGTTAACTCCCTCTCAGGCTTCAAGTACGTTGAAAACGATCTTGCCAAAGAATTGGGTTACAGCAACGACAAGCAGCAAGTGGGATTGTCGGCGCAACAAATTCAAGCCGTCTTGCCCGAGGCCGTGTCGTTGGCTCCAATTGACATGGATACCGACGAGAATACTGGTGAGATCACGTCCAAATCTGGTGAAAATTATCTGACGGTTGATTATTCAAAATTAGTCCCGCTGTTAGTTGAGGCCATAAAGGAATTAACGCAAGAAGTAGAAACCCTTAAAACCAAACTCAAGGAGAAGTAAAATGGCAATGACAAAAACTGTTGAACTCGTGGATATCATGGTTAGACCTAACATGAGCATGAGTCCCGCTGACCCTTCCACTATGGTTACATTAGTGACAGTTAATGACCGAGTGACGGTTGACGACCCAGATGATGACACTCTGCCGATCACGCAGAACAGGTCGTTTAACTTTAAACCTGGAGATGATGTGTCTGGTCAACCTCAGATAGTCCAAGACATCTGCGCGGCGGTCTGGACTGATGCCTGAGCACACGGTTAAAGATGGACTGCTGAAGTTTTCCCATGAGTTTAGCAATGGAGAGACTGGGTTTTTTCACCTAGCTGTTGACCCTAATCTAACTCCTGAGCAGCAGATAGAATCTTTCGTTGCTCAAGAGCAAGCGTTCATAGCTCAGGTGGAAGAATGGCAGTCACAATAAGCCAATTTACAATATCAACTACTGATATTTTTGGATTCAGCCCACCAGTTTTTGCGGGATTTTCTGACGTTATCGGCTCTGCGACTATTAACCAAAGCGAGAAATACCTCGTTGCGTTTGGCGGTAATGGTGTGCGAGGTTTGTATTGGCAGAATTCAACCAGCAAAATAAACTTTGAAGTGTACGGCATTCACGAAAATTCTGGCTGGGACTACATAACGATCAACGGCGTTAATTACAATAGATCTTCCGCTACTTATGGCGGGGCTATAGTCGCTGACAATTCTAGTGCTAATTACCCAAGCCCGCCGCCAACGGGAGGCGAGGAAGGCGGTCCATATACTAGATGGTCTTGGGCTGCGTCATCCTTCCCTTTCGCATCGTCTTCCTCTGGTGCAACTCAAGCCATGTATGTAAAGCATAGCGGATCTATGCCCGCGTCAGGGGCGTTAAGTTTGAACACAATACACACGGTCGCAGGGGGCAGTTCTGGGACTTCCGTGGGTTTAAACGACTCAGACGTTCGTGCCTTGAATTGGTACAACACTGTGGCGGGAAGCCCTATCGCAAGCGGCGGCAAGAATGCAATCAAAGAATATTATTACCCTTGCAACGTTGGCGAGAACCAAGGCTATACGCGAAGGCGTTTGTTTAGCACAACCAGCAATGACCTTAATTATAAGTTAGCAAGTGCAAATGCAGATATAGATAACGCAAGCATTAATGCAGCGGTAAGCCTTGCCAAATGCGGAATGACTGTAGAGTTTGACGGAACTAACACAAGACTAAGGTATCACCTTTTATCTACCGGAAACTTTACCGGAAGCGGCGCTACAATCACTCTTACTAATCAGTATTGGAACGCAGAAGCGTCAGGAACCGGCAGTCCTCAAACTTACAGCGCAGTCACAAATGACGCCATTACATTTGAAGGCGTCCAAGTTATACAAGCAGCTCTTTTAACGTCTCAGCACAATCAGTCACTAGCGACCGGAACGCAGAATCCCGGCGGCGGTCAAATTGGCCAATCTTCTTACAACGTATCTGGATTTGGCGAGACATTGATGTCAACCAACAGTATTACGTCATTTGTAACAACGGCAGCAAACACCGCTTACGGCAGAAGTTTCCAAGTCTCTACCACAATGCCTAGATTCACTTATGGCGACAAGGTTTCAACAGTTGATATTAGGTTCAGGTGGGCTTTAAGGCTCCTTGGATACAACCCAGCAGATCGGACCTTCATTGAGAAAGATACAACTCTAAACTTTATGATCAGCCTGAGAGCTAGGACAGATAAATTCAACTAAATGCTGATCTGTTAAACAAGTGGAAGATGTGCTAAGAACGGGATAAAATCGTAAAACCAAAAACTAGGAGGGGACTATGAGCGAACAGAAGCGAGAGATGAGTGCTGACGAGTATGTAACAATGGCTAAGATTGATTCATTAGCTAAACAAAACGCTGGTCAGGCTCTCAGAATTGCCGATTTAGAGGCACAACTTAGCTTGATTCAAGCACAACAGCAGCAGCAACAGCAGACAGAAGAAGCGCCGATTCCTGGCGAAGCACCTGTCTTTGAAGAAGTTGACGAAGCGCACTAGGTGATATATGCAACAGGAAGTCAAATCAATAGTAGATGCAGTCGCCGTTAGCGGCGGCGTTGCCAGTTTAGCTGGCTGGCTTCCTGAAGCAGCGGCTGGAGTCACGATAATATGGCTGTCCATTCGGATCTGGGAGTCTGATACCGTAAAAGGTATTTTCGGCAGAAAGGACGAGTAATGGAAGCATGGAATTTGGTTGTGTCAGGCTGGCCCATAGCTGCGGGAATATTTATCTTAGTGCTGACAATAGGCAAGATTCTGAACCGGCTGGAAGTGCTGGAATCTAAAATGGTAGAGGCTTGGAAGGCGATCAACGAGCTGATTCGCAAGTAATGCCTGAAATCAACGACAACACGACCATAGAGATTCCGATTCGGAACCTAGTGGCCATTATTGCTGGCGTAGTAGTTGCCGTTTTTGCTTATACCGAAGTGACTAACCGTATCAGCGTCCTAGAACGTCAGATGACGATTCTAGAAGTAGATCTGAAGATGAACTCAGAGTTTCGTGTTAAGTGGCCTAGAGGTGAGTTAGGCGCGTTACCTGATGATCTATTGCAGAACAGCCAGATTTCTGCGCTGGAAAAGGTTGTTGGCCTCAATACCGATTTCAGGAACAACTGGGCACCTCCTGCGGAAGTTCAAGAGTCAATAAGAACCAACTACGCACAAGAAATTAGGCTGGAATACCTAGAGAACGAAGTAGAGGAACTAAAAACAAACAAATGAAGGTTATTTTAATCATCATGATCGGGAGCTGGGTGTCTCCTGATCGGATAGAGTTTGACACCCTAGAACAGTGTGAAGTGGCGGCGGAAAAACTAAACTACGGCAAGATAGTAACGGCTTGCGAAATTGGAGAACAATATGCTGGAATACTTAGAGATAGCGACAATGTTGGTGGCCCTCGCTAGCGCAATTTGTGCAGTAACCCCTACACCTAAAGACGATGCCGTCATAGGCAAGATTTACAAGGTGCTGGAAATGTTCGCACTTAATGTCGGCAAGGCCAAGCAGTGATACAGGCTCTTATAGGCCCAGTTACAGGATTGCTGGACAAGTTTATTGAGGACAAAGACCAGAAGGCTAGGCTGGCGCATGATCTCGCCACAATGGCCGATCAACACGCTCAAGAGCTTGCTAAAGGGCAGATGGCTATCAATCAGGTTGAAGCAGCCCACAAGTCGCTGTTTGTGTCCGGATGGCGACCCGCAGTGGGTTGGGTTTGCGTTTTAGGAATGTTTGGGAACTTTATTACTATCCCATTTAGCAACTTTGTCTTGGCCTTGTTAGGTATAGACATAGTTATACCTTTAGTCCCCCTAGAAACCATGATGCCTGTGCTGATGGGTATGCTAGGATTAGGAGCAATGAGGTCATACGAGAAAAAAAACGCGGTGCATAGAGACAGTTAAAACGGGTTTCGCAAGCCCTACCAAATTGATTATGGCTGGGCCTACGATTCCCCTCCTTCCCTCACGGTCGTATCAAGGTTCGATTCCTTGAATAATCACCCCCAACTCCTTTGGAGCCATTTATTAGCGTTAGCGGACATTGACAGGTCTGCTGGGCTTCTTCGTTTCTTTTCCCTGCATCTGGAGCAGATCTTAAAATCTCTCCTAACAGGCTTTCCGCAATAACCGCAAGACGGCTTAAAAAGGAATGTCATCGTCAAACTCATCTGTAGCTGGCTTATGATGAGCTGGTGCCGCATCCTGCTTCGGAGCTTGCTTAAACTCGCCTGAGTCGCTCCAGAAGACCTTGGCATCCCCTAGCCAGTTCTTGTCAGCCCCAGAATCCCTTTCTTCTTGAGACAGCGACTCCATGATGCTGCCGTTCTTGCCGTAATCATCTTTATCGCTATTGACGAAGACAGTTAGATCGGCATAAGTGCCTTTCTTCCCCTTATAAAGCCGCTCTTTTCTGAGCTTTGTAACGTCGATTGACAAATTAATTCCCACTGTACTCATTTTACTCTCCTTTCTTTTCTAAATAATGGATAACGCCTTCTGGGGCCTCAACATCTCCAGCAGCTCTAATAGCTTTGAAGGCATGTTTTTCTGCCGCCGTAAACCGAGCACCAATAAGTTTTTTCTGTAACGGTGTGGTGTCATCCCACACCTCGTCAAGACCCGATTTATCATCATCTTTCATCAGCTCCCTTAGGTCTGCTGTAATGCCGTCTAAGGCATCGTGAGCAGCCTTGGTAGCAACCCTTACTTGGTCTTTAAACGCTTGCTTCTGGCCTTTAGGAGCGCCGTTAAAGGCCTCTGCTTGCTCTGTATCAGACAGCCGGTCCAAATGATCAAGAAGATCTAAAGAACTGCCGCTTTTAAGGACAAGATGAAGCTCTGAGTACAAGTCAACTTCAGGCATTGATTCCCCTGCATAGATATAATGCCCTAGACCAAACATCGCCAACGCTTTGACTAAACAACGCATCTTGTTGTTCGCAATGTCGGTAGATGACGGGTTCTTGATGGCGCGGTTGTTGTTATCCATTACAGCAAGCCACATCGTTCTGCTGATGCCTTCAACCGTCACAGTACAGTGTACAGTTACTGACTCGTCGTTATGGATCTCGTTCGGCAGGAATTCATAGGTTGATTCTGGGTATTCCTCCATCAAGGTCGCCCATGCCCATGTCCAACTTAGGTATGTAAATTTACCCTTCTTGGATGTGTGCTTGTTGACATCAATTGAGGCAAGGTTTCTAAACACGTTATGCGCTTTGCTGTCGCTCATGACATCCTCCAAGTTCGCATGTGGCGCTTTCCTTCCACTTGATAATACTTCGAGGCAACAGTCCAACCTTTGTTCTTCATGTACCGCCAAATTTCTACGTTTTGACTTTCGCAGTACACAGAATCATTGACCTCCATGTCATCAAGAACTGAATAGTCAATCCTACTTGTCGGTACTGGCTTCGGGTATGGAACACCTTTTTCTATACGCATTGTTTTCTCCGTTTTGTTAATGCCCGTTAAATATATATTTTACAAAAAGCATTGTCAAGACTTTACGAGACAAGTTTTTTGTGCTTATAATTCGCAGGAACAAATGGAGGGACTTATGAATAAGATGCAATTGACATTCTTTTGCGAAGAATCAGGCAAGTCGTTTAGCGATGTCGCTAGGCTGATGGGCTGCTCCAGGCAAAAGGTCTGGTACTGGGCTAACTGTCGAGAGACTTGGGTACATTGTTCCGATGATTTTGAGATTGATCGTATCGAGTCGGTCAATACCAAGACCATTTGGGAGCGGTGAAAAAAAGCCCCCAATTAAGGGGGCTAATAGCTTCTTCGGAACAGGAAGCAAAGGCAACGAAGGAACAAAACGGAGCAGTTATGTCAGATGGTTTACCTTGGTTCAGAGTATACACGAATATTGTCGATAACCACAAGATGCGGCTACTTGCATTCGAGGATCGATGGCATTTCATAGCAATTATGGCGTGCAAGCAATCAGGCATCTTTGAGAACGCAGATGCAGAGTTTGTCAACAGATCGTTGGCAGTCAAATTAGGCTTACAACTACCCGCCCTTGATGAGCTAAAGAAGCGTCTTAAAGACGTTAATTTGGTTGATAAGAATTGGGATGTCATCAAGTGGGAAGAACGACAATACAAGTCGGATTCCAGCAAAGAACGTCAGAGAAAATACCGGGAAAAACAAAAGGTTAGCAAAAGCGTGACGGAACCAAAACGTCACCAAAACGCTAAGGTGACGACCCAAGATACAGATACAGATACAGATACAGAAGCAGATACAGAAAAGAGAAAGATAAAAGCTATCTTCCAGCGCGTTACCGCACTGGGGGTTGATAGGCAGTTATGGAATGAATTCTTAAAGACTAGGGTAAAGTTAAAGGCCAACAATACCGCAAGGGCATTGGCGACTTTGGCGAGCAGGGCAGAGGAATTTTCTCAGAACGGAGAAGACATAAAAACATTATTTGAGGAGGCAAATAGCAATGGATGGAAGACAATATATGAGCACAAGAATCGTCAGCAACGCCGTCACAGCGCAACGAAGATCGCCACAAGTACGGACTGGTGAGGAGCTAGATAAGTCGCACATAAATCAGTTGTTTGGCGTGATGAGATTGAACTATCCGTCGTTCCTGAATGACACCTCCAATGAGGACATCGCATCTACTAAAAAGATGTGGTGGTCATACCTCAAGGACTACGATCAGGCGTTGATGAACAAAGCAACCTTGGAGGTCGTTCACAAGTTTAAGAAGTTTGCGCCTACCTTGGGCGAGTTCAAGGAGTTGCTCGACGAGATAAAGCTAGAGCCAGCCCATAGACCAACAAAGGATACTAGGATGTGTGACGTGTGTAGATCATACGCATTCACTCGTCATCACCATGAAGTTTGTGTCACCGGGGAAAAGTCACTATACGAAGTGACCGACGAGCAGATAGAGGAAACTAAAGCAATGTTTGCACAACTACGATGAGAAAGGCCTCGCAAAAGGCGGTAGACCGCCAAAAACAACGTCTCGCAGAAATTAAAACACTAGGTAATGGTAACAGTGGGGGTCTTCTGTCAGCGTCTGAGATACACATGGTCCTGCATGACGAGGGAGACAAGAACAGCTTGTTGACAACGCTTCAGCAAATCGAGCTACAGTATCCCATAGACGTAGTTATCAAGAAGGCGTCGAGATCAAGGTCGTTGTCTCAAAACAGGACTCAATGGCAATGGTTTAGGGATGCAGAGTCGCAGGGCGATCAGAAGGCGTGGGAGTATCGGGCCTATTGCAAGTTGCACTTTGGCGTTCCGATTCTAAGACGCGACAGCCCAGAGTATCGAGCAAAGTACGACAGAATAATCAGGCCAATGCCTTACGAGCAAAAGCTAGAATTGATGGTAGAGCCGTTCGATTTCCCTGTAACCTCCGCAATGAACATCGCGCAACATGGCGCATTCTTAGACGAGGTTAAGCAGCACTTTGAAGGGTTGGGATTTGAGCTAACCAACCCTCACACTTGGGACTTGCCGAAAAAATAACATATCCTTAGCGGCTGAGATATTTAGAGAGAAAGGGTATGCCAAAGAAATGTAAGATTTGCTCTACCGCGTTCAGCCCAGAGTTCACTAGCTTCCAGAAAACGTGCAACAGCATGGATTGCATCATACTGTTTGGGAAACAAGAAGCGTCTCGGCTTACCAAAAGATCTGTCAGGCAAGAGAAGAAAAAGGCTAGAGAGAAGGATCGAGGCTACTGGATAAAGCGCGTTCAGACGGAGTTTAACAAGTATATACGAAGTAGAGACCACAGAGATCCGTGTATAAGCTGCAAGCGTCATCACACAGGCCAATACCATGCCGGTCACTACATGAGCGTTGGCGGGCACTCTGCTGCCTTACGGTTCGATGAGCAAAATACCCATAAGCAATGCAGCGTTTGCAATAATCATAAAAGTGGTAATTTAGTTGAATATCGTCCAAACTTAATTGACAAAATAGGGTTGGATGCAGTGGAGAGGCTTGAGGGGCCGCATGATCCAAAGAAATACTCAATCGATG